TCCTCCGTTGTCACTGTGCGCCGCCCGCTCTCAGCGATTATTATGCTCGCCCGGAACGCCGCCGGGATATCGTCTCTTCTGCCCATACGCCCCTCAATACTGTTTTTATATACAGTATTATTTGATCAGTTGGCTGGAATGATCAACTGGTGCCGCGCTGGAAAATTGTCAGGATGATGATCTTGAGGGGAATTTAGCTGGCTTATTCTTTCCATGAACTTATGAATTTCGCTTTCAAAAATTATTGGCGAGTGTAAAGTTCTCACGCAGCTCAGGCTGCGTTTGGATTCCCTTTCCCTTGACCGAATTTATGCCTGTGTAACGCAGGCTTTTTTTACTCTCTTGTATTTTTCAACGGCCCGACTAAACTCAAATTGGCACAAGATAGTGCCAACCTCACAGAGCCATGTCTCTGCGTAACAAGGATTTCTGCCCGCAATAAACTTCGCGGGCATCTTTTTGCCTGCGCTTTTAGTGCCAACGTTAGTTTAGCTGGTTTGCTCCTCGACCTCTGCTGCCTGCTCCATTTCTCGCATACGAGTGTTCCAGGCTGAGTCCTCGGGCATCTGCAAGCGCAGGTCAATCCAGCGGCCATCTGGTATATCCATCGGCTCACCGGCTACAATCATCGCGCTGTCGACGTCAAAGCGGCGTTTAAATACCGACACCGTTATAAGGCCCTCTTTATCCGTGTCTAGCTCAACGAAGCACAGGCGGTTACCGTTGATATCTTGCGGCACCTCCAGCGTCCATCCCTCATCTGCCAGGCCGACAGCACCTTTGACCCGATAGACGCCTACTGCTGATTTCTCAGCGCTTACCCCTTCTGCTTCAGCATTTACCGATACCAGCCCGACGACGATATGCTGCTCATCAACTGCGAAATCTGGCTGCATCTGGCTGATGTCATTTGTTAGCCGGGCTATGGGGGATGCTCGTTTAATAAAATTGTTTGTATCAACCGTAGTATTGCGATCTGTCCAAAAATTATAAATTGTTGGGGTTCCAGTAACCGCACCAGCAACAGCCCTTATCCCTTGCCCGGCATAACCGACGCAGATTGATGCGTAAGTATCAACAGCACGTGCCATAAAAGAGGCGCTATACGCGATAGAATACGCTGTAGTACCACTATTCCTGTAGAACTGACCGTAATTTGTCCTCAACCAATTCAGCATTTCATTGTCAGTTGTTAATCCAAGCCCAACGCCAGTTGCACCTAAACCAAAGGCACCAACTTTCAATAATGCGTTCGGGGTGGTGTCTATGAAACTACTCTGAACGTTATGAGTTGCCGCCGTCCCAAGCTCAAGTGCATTCCTTGCACCTGGTGCATCCTTCGCACCAGTCCCCCCTTGGGCTATAGCAACAGCACCATTTACTAAATCAGCCTTATTAGCATATCGGTTTGCCATGTAGCCCCAGCTCGGGCCGGTGAACGAGCTCCGGTCTGGGCGCTCCACTGTCACCGATGCGGCGTCACTGTAAATCTTCTGCCAGTTCGCCAGCTGCGCAATCATCCCTCGCTGGTTCGTTGCCATATCATTCAGGACTTGCTGAGTAATTGCATACTTCAGTGTTGCCGGAACGCCGTACCAGGTCAATCCGCTGGCCGTTGGTCCGTTGTACGCCTGCGCAATGGTGAGCTGCGTGTTTGAAGCGATCGACGCGACAATCATAGTATAGGGCGCACCGCCCACAGTAACGCCGATAAAGTCGCCTGCTTTCAGCTCAGTAGTAAACGCAGTTCCGGTGCCACCCACGGTGGCTGAGTTATTGGTTAACGCAATAGTGCCTGCTGGCATGGTTATCTCCGGGCAATAAAAAACCCGGCACGGTGGCCGGGTTAAGTGATGTTTTTGCGAACTATTTATCGCATGTTGTTCGGATAAAATTATTCTTACTTACCCATTGCCAGTTGAAAGGATAACCGGCTTTGTACTGAGTTTGATTTGCCTGCTGGCGTACATCATAAATTTGTACAGTGGTCTCGTTGCCAGAAATCAATGCAACACCTTCACAAACTGACTGCTGCTTTTCAAGTAATCCGCTACAACCGGACACCAGAAGAACCCCGAGAATAATTGATAACTTATACATTATGAAACCTCTAAATATGTTTCATACAGATTAATCAATTCTATGTGGGTGAATGATTTTAGTTTTCGATCGTTTCGATCGAATTAGTACATGCTTACATTTATCGCTTTTATAGTGTTTCTGCGGTTGTAAAACTGAACGTTACTGGCCCCACTGCCTGAATCCCCAAAAAATTCAGACTTTACTACCGTGCTACTCCCCGATTTATATGCTGAGGTGTAAGCAATGGCCTGGATTGGGTACACCTGTCCGCCCTGGTTTATCACCCCATTGAAACTTCCCATTACGTCTGGCGCTACAGCCCACTCACCCACTAAGGTGGCGGTGGCGTTGTAACCTGAAGCGTTGGGATCTGCCTGGTTTCCTACGACTTCAACACCTCTTAAAACCTTCGTCTCGTTTGTTATCACGCAACGCCCGGCGGCATCCCAAATAGCTATCCCATACTTAGGCGGTGTCTGGTATTGATATCCAAATACATAGACATCCAGTGTAAAGCCGCTCGCAGCCCCTCTGCTATCAACTACATAGTTGCCGGTTGTCACCGTGTCGAGATAATAAGAAAATGAACTACCTGCTACATTGGTTCGGCAGAAAACCAATCTGAAAGTGCTGTCGTTAGGGTGTATAACGCTTATTCCTCTACCACCAGTTATATTGAAAGTTTTTTTCTCTATTAAGCACAGGGGAAGCGTGTCAAGGACGTAATAAGGATTACCCTGTTGGTCTGCGAGGAAAGCACCATAATTAGCCATTATGCTGTCCTTAAATAAAAAACAACGCGCCCGGCGGAACGTGGCTCTGTTCCTGCAGAATAATCAGAACCTACCGCTGATATAGTAACTGTCCCGCCGTTTATGGTGAACTTCCGGCGTTCCATTGTTCCCGTACCTGAAGTGTTCTGGAAAAGATAATCTATCCGCATCCCGGTAGGTACTGTGTAAGACCACGTTCCTGTGGTCTGCCCGTCTGTAAGGGTTGCAGTTCCCAGGACCAGAACACGTACAATGCCCGTGTTGTTATCTACTCCATTAGCGTCCCAGGTAGCAATACCCCAATCTGCCATCAGAATGCCCCTGTAATGCGACCAATCTGGACTCGAAGTCTTCCGTTGCCGTCAGCAACGCTAATCGTCTGGTTAGTTTGCTTCATTTTACCTTCGCCAGCAGTTGAGCCATAGTTTTCAATCACCCCTGTTTTGAAGTTGAGAGAAAGCCCGGACTGGCCCGCAACCCAATTATCTGACTGAAGCACATCAGTAATGTTGCCGCGCCCGATCCAGGCGGTGCCAATGAATGCCTGGTTAATCAGTACCTGCCCGTCTTTAATGATGAACGGGGAGTAATAATTACCCTGTGAACCACTGATGACAACGAACTGATTAGCGTTCACAGCAACGCGCGTATCAACGCTGGTGCCGTTGACTGTTGCGGCCACAGACAGGCCCGCATCGTAGTTCGTGCCGTTATATCTGATGCCGGTCTTCAGCGTGTAAATGGCTGAGGGGCTATCGACATCAGCGTATGCGACGAAATTCTGCTGAATTGCCGCCTGCTGTTCGTTGTAGTTGGCAGTTACAACCGTTGCCAGGCTGGCGACAGATGACTGCGCATCCGTTGCCACCTTGCTGGCCTCAATGATGCCAGCGCGGTTTTCACCATACTGTGACCACTGCTGAGTCACGTTGTCGTAGCCCGCAAGAATGTCCTTCATGGCGGCTTCCGGGTCAGTAATGAGCGGGTCAAGCAACGCCTGGCCGTCCGGTGAGGTCAAAAACTCTTCGACAACATCATCAATCAGCTCGCTTGCGCTGGAGTTTGTTGCGCCGCCCACAAATGCAGTCCAGTCACCCACGTTACCGATTTTGTCCACCAGCCGCGCGCGATACCAGCGGCGAACGCCAGCAGGCATAGGGCCGTGCTGATAGCTGACGCCGGGGTATAGATCG